ACTGATTGATTTAATGAAAAAGACATTGGCAGATACCTTTGTCACATATTTAAAAGCACATAATTTCCACTGGAATGTAGAAGGTGCTAATTTCATACAATTTCATGATTTTTTTGGTGATTTATATCAAGAATTACATGGTGCTGTAGACCCTATTGCAGAAGAAATTCGTGCTTTAAATGCTTATGTACCAGGTTCTATGACTAGATTTATTGAATTGGCTGAAGTACAAGACCAAACAAACATATTACAACCTGTTGCTATGTGTTTTGAATTATCAAAAGATAATGAGATTATTCTTGCTGATTTGAATGTTGCTTTTGAATTAGCAACTCAAATGAAGATACAAGGACTAGCAAACTTTCTTGCTGATAGAATAGACATTCATAACAAACATGCATGGATGCTAAGAAGTATTACTAAGTAATATTAATGAATACTTTAATAAGTACTGATTCACTACATCACCCCGGACATGCCTATAGTAGCATTATTCCATCGAGTTGTCAAGTGTTTTTAAGAAAATAAAAATAATATTATGGACATAGATAAAGGTTATCTTGGGAATGTAAAGCTCAAACGAATCAGTACACTCATTCAGTATACGCAAGAACAGTTGGATGAAATTGAAAAGTGTATTGATGACCCTGTATATTTCATTAAAACGTATGTAAAGATTGTTAACGTAGATAGAGGTTTAGTACCTTTTGATATGTGGTCCTTTCAAGAGGATATGGTTCATACGTTTCATAATAATCGATTCACAATCGCAAAGATGCCTCGACAAGTTGGTAAAACAACAACTGCCGCAGGTTACATGTTACATTCAGTATTGTTTAATGAAAATTACTCTATTGCTATTCTTGCCAATAAGGGTGCGCTTGCTCGTGAAATTCTAGATAGAATTAAATATGCCTATGAATATTTACCTGCTTGGCTTCAACAGGGTATTGTAACTTGGAACAAAGGTAATATTGAATTAGAAAACGGTTCGAAAATTGCCGCATATGCAACTAGCGCATCTGGTGTTCGAGGCGGTTCATATAATTTAATTTTTCTTGATGAGTTTGCTTTCGTACCTCAGAATATGGCAAATGAATTCTTTACTTCAACATATCCTGTTATTTCTTCTGGTACAACAACAAAAGTTATTATTGTATCGACACCCTATGGGTTAAATCATTTCTATAAAATGTGGACTGATGCAATTGAAAATAGGTCAGATTACAAACCTATTGAAGTTCATTGGTCAATGGTTCCAGGCAGAGATGAAGCATGGAAAGAACAGACAATACGTAACACTAGCGAAGAACAGTTCTCTCAGGAATTTGAGACTAATTTCTTAGGTTCAACAGCAACATTAATTTCAGGAACAAAATTACGTTCATTAGTATTCAGTAATCCTTTAATTTCATATGATGATTTAGATGTATATGAAGAACCTAAAAGTAATAGTTCATATGTAATGACAGTTGATTGCTCAGAAGGTGTTGACCAAGATTATTCAACAATACAAATAGTTGATGTGTCAAGCATACCATATAAGCAAGTTGCTAAGTATAGAAATAATAAAATAGCACCTTTAGTATTTCCTAATATTATATTTTCAATAGGTAAAAAGTACAATGATGCTTTTGTATTAGTTGAAACAAATAATATTGGACAACAAGTGGTAGATATTTTACATTATGATTTAGAGTATGAAAATATTTTTAGACTAGAATCACATGTGATTAAAGGACAAAGTATTTCGTCTGGATTTAAAAGAGCCGCAGGGTTTGGTATAAAAACAACTAAATCAGTTAAAAAGATTGGTTGTGCTAACTTAAAAGCTTTAGTTGAAAATGATAAGATGACTCTTACAGATTTTGACACCATATCTGAACTAAATACATTTACTAGAGATAAAGATACATATAAAGCTGAAGAAGGAAACAATGACGATTTGTGTATGGGTCTTGTTTTATTTGCGTGGTTAACAGCGCAAAGTTTCTTTAGAGAATATACAAATACTGATATCAGACAACAGTTATTGGACCACACAAATACAATCATAGAAGACAGTTTAGTTCCTGTGGGAATATTTGACGGCAACTATGAAGATGAAAGTGAGAAATTCACTGATAGCGATGGTGATGCCTGGACTGTAGTAAAAGAAAGAGGATATCTTTCTTCAAGTTTGTAATTTCATAAATACACTATAAAAATACGATTTATTTTTTTCGTGTCATAATAGGAGAACAAAAAAATGGCATTTCAATTATCACCAGGAGTTAATGTCTCTGAAGTAGATTTATCAACGGTTGTACCTTCCGTTGCTACTACTATTGGTGGTTTTGCTGGTAATTTTGCATGGGGACCAATAGATGAGATTACTGCTATTGGTAATGAAATCCGCCTTGCAGATACTTTCGGCAAACCAGACAGCAACACCTATACACAGTTTTTCACAGCGGCAAACTTCTTATCTTACGGTGCAGATTTACGAGTTGTTCGTACAGCTAACACGTCAGCTAAAAATGCCACTACATCAGGTACTGGTTTACAAATTAAAAATAGAACAGCATATGAGTTGAATAATTCAAGCGGTTCAGGTTCAAATGATTTCGTTGCAAAATATGCAGGTTCTTTAGGTAATTCATTGGGTGTTGCAATTTCTGATTCAAATACTCATGTGGGTTGGGCATATGAAACAGATTTCACTTCATCACCAGGCACTTCAGATTACGTTTCTCTAAAAGGTGGTTCAAATGATGAATTACACATTGTTGTATATGATACAACAGGTGCAATTACAGGTACTGCTGATACAATTTTAGAAAAATTTGGTTTCGTGTCAAAAGCATCTGACGCTAAAAATTCAGACGGTTCTAGCAATTACTATAAAGATGTAATCAATAGTCGTTCAAAATGGATTTGGTGGACAAAACATAACTCAGATGGTACTAACTGGGGCAACACTGCGCCAGGTACATCATATGTAAGTTTATCAGCCGCAGATAATTTAACATTAACTGGTGGTACAGACGGTGCACCAACAACAGGTGATTTACAAAACGGTTATGATATGTTTAGTAATCCTGATGCAATCAATGTTTCATTGTTACTAACAGGTGCAACAGTAGGTTCAACTATTCCAAATTACGTAACAGCAATTGCTGAAGCTCGTAAAGATTGTTTAGTGTTTATTTCTCCTGATTTTGATGATGTAGTTAACAATTCAGGTTCAGAATCAGTAGATTTATTAGCTGGTCGTGCTTCATTGACTTCATCTTCATACGCTGTAATGGATTCAGGTTGGAAATATCAATACGACAAATATAGCGACGTATATCGTTGGATTCCTCTAAACGGTGATATCGCAGGTTTATGTGTTCGTACAGATGTTGAACGTGACCCATGGTTCTCACCAGCAGGTTTGAATCGTGGTGTTATTAAGAATGTTGTTAAACTTTCATGGAATCCTACTAAAGGCGAACGTGATGACCTTTATTCAAAAGGCGTTAACCCTGTAGTTACATTCCCAGGTGAAGGAACAATTCTTTACGGAGATAAAACATTACTATCACGCCCAAGTGCATTTGATAGAATCAATGTTCGTCGTTTGTTTATCGTACTAGAAAAAGCAATTGCTCGTGCATCACGCTCATCATTATTTGAGTTTAACGATGAATTTACACGTGCTCAATTTGTAAATCTAGTTGAACCGTTCTTACGTGATATTCAAGGTCGTAGAGGTATTTTTGATTTCAGAGTTGTATGTGATGAAACAAACAACACAGCAGAAATCATTGACCGCAATGAGTTTGTTGGTGATATCTACGTTAAACCAGCACGTTCAATAAACTTTATTCAACTTAATTTCGTTGCAGTAAGAACAGGCGTAAGCTTTGACGAAATTGTTGGACAATTCTAATAAATAGAGAGATAGGAGAAAAAAATGGCTTTTAATGTAAATCAATTCCGCTCTCAAATGACTGGAGACGGTGCTAGACCAAATCTTTTTGAGGTTACTTTACCGTTCCCAGCTTTTGCTGTTCCAGGCAATGCACAGACTAAACTTACATTTATGTGTAAGACTGCTCAATTACCTGGTTCTACAGTTAATGCTGTACCAGTACAATACTTTGGTCGTGAACTAAAGTTTGCTGGTAATAGAACATTTTCTGATTGGACTATTACAGTTATTAATGATGAAGATTTTGTTGTTCGTAATGCATTTGAACGTTGGTTAAATGGCTTGAATAGTCATAGTCTAAATGTTCGAAACCCTGCCGCACAAACTCCATTGGGCTACACAGTAGACAGTGAAGTTCGTCAATATGGTAAAAATGGTAACATTCTGAAAAAATATAAATTTATCGGAGTATTCCCTACAGACGTATCACCAATCGATGTTGATTGGGGTGCTAATGACACTATTGAAGAATTTTCTGTAACTCTGTCATATCAATGGTGGGAATCAGTTGAAGATTTAGTCGTATAAGTAATAGGGGGAGATATTCTCTCCCTGTTCTTTATTATTATGTTAAGGAAAATAACCCGTGGCACTCAAACTATTTGGATTTAATTTAGGCGCAAAAGACATTGTTAAGGTTGAAGAACCTCAACAGGCCTCGTTCGCACTTCCTACCGCCGCTTTAGACGACGGTGCAGTTACTATTACCCAAAATGCACATTTCGGTACATATGTAGATTTAGAAGGTTCTGTTCGTAATGAATTAGAACTTATTACTCGCTATAGAGAAATGTCAAATCATCCAGAGTGTGAATCTGCGATTGATGAAATAGTCAATGAAGCTATCACTCATGATGAAGATGGTACTGTAGTTGATATTGTAACAGATAAACTAAAACAACCTGATGCTGTTAAAAAGAAAAT